AATGTAATTTTGCGTAATTTTTGTGATTTAGGTTTTAAGAAATAGCAATTACAGTTCCGGCGTTTGGAAATAAATTTCAATAAATTTATTCCAACGCCGAAATTAGGTAATTATTTAGGATTACAGGAGTTTTATGATAAATATTTGCCTGGTAATAGTACTGTAAATATAAATAATGATAATTTCATTGTGCATACCAGTGATTTAAGCGTGGGTATAGAGAACTGTTCTTTAGATATTTCCAAATCAAACGTGGTTGTGCCAAATGTACCAAACGTTTTACCTAAACTTAGGACAGCCATGGAATTTAAAAGAAAACCGGGGCTTACTGAAAATGTACTTGCCATGATCAAAAGAAACTTCAACGCCCCGGAGTTGATGTCGGTGGTGGATAATGAAGCAGTGGCGAGAAAAGTGGTGGATAAACTTTTTTCGACGGTGTTGACCGGGTCCTTCGATGGATCCGTGATACCCTCGCTCATTGATTTTGAAGAGTGGTATATGAGGCAGGAGGCCTCTACATTGGGACAAATCAAGAATACCACGCACATGTCTGCTCTGGATACATACAAACACATCATCAAAGAGACGCCCAAGGCCAAATTGGACCTGAGCATCCAAAGTGAGTATCCAGCCTTGCAGACGATAATTTATCATGAAAAGGACGTCAATGCGCTTTTTGGACCGATTTTTGCATTCCTTACAGAGCGCTTGTTAGAAATGATAGATCAGAATCGTTTCATGATATACACAAGGAAAACGGTGGAGGACATTGAAAACTTTTTCCTTGGTATAAGTACTTCGAGCAATTTGGAAGTACTTGAGCTGGATATCTCTAAATACGACAAGTCTCAAAATGACTTCCATCAGGCTGTGGAAATGCTCATTTGGGACAGGCTCGGTTTAGATGCCATCCTTGGTGAAATGTGGAAGCGCGGACATCAGCTTACTACAGTGAAAGACTACAAGGCTGGTATCCGAACTCAGTTATGGTATCAAAGAAAATCAGGTGATGTGACAACTTTTATTGGTAATACCCTGATTATAACCGCCTGTATGGCAAGCATAACTGATCTGGACAAATGTGTCAAAGCCGCCTTTTGCGGCGACGACTCAATTGTCTTGTTCCCTAAAGGAATGGAATATAGATCCACCATGGAACTTGCTGCTTTACAGTGGAATTTCAACGCTAAATTGCTCGTAAAAACACATGGTTATTTTTGCGGCAAGTTCATAGTAATGCATGAGTCTGGTTGTAAAGTGTTTCCTGATCCTCTGAAGATTATAACCAGACTAGGGAATAAAAATTTGAAGAATGAGGAACATATTGAGGAAATGCGTGTGTCGTTAATGGATTTAACGAAGAGTTAT